ATGGCTTCTGGAGGCATGACATCATCTGCATCTAAACGCGCAGATGGCATTGCCACCAAAGGCAAAACACGCGGAAGGATTTGTTAATCATGGCTAAAGATAACTCTAAACGCGGTTTAGACGAACAGTTGCTGGAAGGTGGTGGCAGCGGCGCAGGATCTGGTGTTAAAAATACCAAATACAGCAACATGCCATCAATTCAAGGCAATGCAAATATTATTGATGATATCCGTAAGCTTACAAAAGACACATCTCATCTTAGGGGTGGAGCAAAAAAAGCCACTGATTTGGCAGAAGACAGGGCAGCCCGGCGCATGGCTGTACGAGCCGCAGGCACAGCAGGTGCAGGGGCGGTAGCTAAAAACATGAGTGGCAGCAATGCTATGGCAGACAGCGACTCTAAAAATACAGATGACTATGAAGATATGACCGGCTCCGTGAATATGGATAACTCTAATCCCACCGGAGTTGCTGGCACGGGTATGAAAAAAGGCGGTATGACTGCATCATCGCGTGGCGATGGTTGCGCTCAACGCGGCAAGACCAAAGGCACTATTGTTATGTGCGGCGGTGGGATGTACAAAAAATGATGTCTTCTCGTGGCATGGGGGCCATAAACCCGTCAAAAATGCCCGGTAAGAAGGAGATCACCCGCACGGATGATCCGAATAAAGTCGCCATGTACAAACGTGGCGGCAAGGTTAAGAAATACAGCGGCGAAGATGGCAGCGAAGTTAAAGAAGAACCTTTAAATTTTAATCTTGAATCCGCAAAAGATGATGGTTTAAACGTTAAGCCAACTCATGCTATCGTAGACAAAAATTACAAACGTATAGGTGCTAACATTTCAGGCGACATTCCTTTGGATGACAAGTCAAAGCTCAATGTCAATGCCGATATAGCCGCAGTCCGGTCGCAAGGGCAGGGAACAAAGGCGGCTTTGGATCGTGTTAAAGCTGAGTACGTCAGAAGTTTAGACAAAGACACAACCTTTGGCGCTTCAATGAGCAAGTCTCCGTTAGAAAAACGGTATATGGTCGCTTTAAACAAGAGCTTCCAAAAAGGTGGTGAGGTTTGGGATGCACCCAACCCAGCCAAGAAACACAAGAAACTGACTCCAGCCAAGAAGGCCAAGGCTAAAGCTGCGGCAAAGGCCGCTGATCGGCGCTACCCAAACCTGATTGACAACATGCGGATGGCTAAATAATGGCAAACACTTCCGGCGCAACCAGCTTTAACCTAGACCTCACCGAATTGGTAGAGGAGGCGTTTGAACGCGCTGGTGGTGAGCTTCGCACCGGATATGACTTGCGTACAGCAAGACGCAGTTTAAACATCATGTTTGCTGATTGGGCAAACCGTGGCATCAACTTGTGGACGATTGAGACTGGCACAATTGACTTTGTGCAGGGTCAAAACACCTACGCCTTGCCGGACGACACCATTGATTTGTTGGAACACGTTATACGTACAGGCGCGAACGTAGCTGCAACTCAGGCTGACTTGAGTATCACCAGAATTAGCGTTTCTACCTACGCTACGATCCCAAACAAGATTCAACAAGCCAGACCTATTCAAGTTTGGATTCAACGCTACAACGGTCAAACTTCACCGACAGGGTTAACCCTGAGTGGCTCTATTACAGCTATTGATACAACAATCACTTTAAATTCCGCAATTGGCCTGCCTGCCGCTGGGTTTGTGAAAATTGAAAATGAGATTATCAACTACAGCTATATCTCGGGAAATACCCTATATAACTGTTTCCGTGGTCAGCAAAACACAACTGCCGCAAGCCACACAAGTACGACTGCTGTCTATTGGCAACAAGTCCCCGCGATCACCGTTTGGCCCACTCCAGACAATGCACAGCAATACCAGTTTGTGTATTGGCGCTTGCGACGTACCCAAGATGCAGGTGGCGGTGTCAATATTATGGATGTGCCCTTTAGGTTTTTACCCTGCATGGCGGCTGGCCTGTCGTATTACATCGCCGCAAAGATTCCAACAGGCGCAGAGCGCATCCCATTCCTTAAGTCTCAGTATGACGAGGCGTGGGAGCTTGCAGCCTATGAAGATCATGAGAAAGCAGCTTTGAGACTTGTACCCCGTCAAACCTACATAGGGAGATAAATGTGGGCAATCGGTTTGCTAGTGGCAAATTTGCAATTGCTGAGTGTGATCGGTGTGCGCAGCGGTTTAAACTGAAAGTTTTGAAGACCGAAATCATTAAGACAAAGCAATACAACTTGCTGGTTTGTCCTGCGTGTTGGGATCCAGATCATCCTCAGTTGCAGTTGGGAATGTGGCCTGTTGATGATCCACAGGCTTTGAGGAACCCTAGACCTGACCGCAGTTATGTTCTGTCTGGGCCAAATGGGTTGCAGCTTAGCCCAACTGGAACTGGGATAAATGGATCAGGGACAGTTGAAGGTGGTAGTCGAATATTCCAGTGGGGATGGTCGCCGGTAGGTGGGTCTCAGGCAAATGACGATGGGTTAACACCAAATAACTTGGTATTAGCTGTAGAACTTGGTACAGTTACGGTAACAACGACTTAAGGAGTCAACATGGCAAAAATGGAATCAAGCGCAATGGATAAAAAGCAAGATGTTGCTTTAATCAAAAAGGCGTTTAAACAGCATGACACCCAAGAACATAAAGGCGGCAAAGGCACATCATTAAAGTTAGCTAAAGGTGGCAAAACAAATGAAATGATGAAGCAGTATGGTCGCGGTATGGCTAAGGTTGTTAACCAACGCGGAAGCGCAAGGGGCAAATAATGGCTAAATTTAGCATGAAACAAGGCGGTAAAGAAGTTGGCAATGCCGCTGTATATGCAGCGCCACACACAATGAATGGCAAAGCTATGAAGGTTACTTCAAACGGCAAAGAGCCAAGCAGTAGTGATCTTAGTACGCTTGACGTAAGCGTTGGCGCTATCAGTAAGTCTGCTGGTAACGAGCCTATCAAAACCGACGGCATCAAAATCCGTGGTACTGGCGCGGCTACTAAAGGTCTGATGGCACGAGGCCCGATGGCATGAACTACACGACGTTGTATAACACGATTCAGTCATACACGGAGAATCAGTTCCCCGATGTATATCTTGCAAGTGGGAGTACCGTATCTGCAACTACGCAGATCAATACTTTCATTACGCAGGCTGAACAGCGGATTTACAACTCAGTTCAATTTCCGTCACTTCGCGCCAACAAGACAGGTATTACCTCGGCTAATAATAAATATTTAGCTTGTCCCGCAGATTTTTTGGCTACATATTCAATGGCGGTTGTAACCCTAGATGGTAGCTACGAGTATTTGCTAAACAAGGATGTAAATTTTATCCGGCAAGCTTACCCAAAGGCGACAGATACAGCTACACCCAAGTACTACGCACTGTTTGGCCCATCTTATTCAAACAGCAACGAGTTAACTTTTATACTTGGCCCCACACCAGATGCGTCTTACACCATTGAGTTGCATTACTTCTTTTACCCCGAGTCAATTACTACTGTAGCTGGTGGGCAGACATGGCTTGGCGATAACTTTGATACTGTTTTGTTGTACGGTTCTTTGGTAGAAGCCTACACCTTCATGAAGGGTGAACAAGACATCATCGCTGGCTACGACATGAAGTACAAAGAAGCCCTTGCACTGGCTCAACGTCTTGGCGATGGTCTGGAGCGTAGCGACGCATACCGCAGTGGTCAGTACCGTCAAGCGCCTTTGCCGCAGAATAACGGGGTGCGTTAATGGCGTTTACCGGAAACTTTTCTTGCAACACGCTGCGTAGTGGCTTGGCTGATGCGTCAATCAACTTAACGACTGATACATTTTATCTTGCTCTATACACAAACGCAGCTACGCTTGATGAAACTACCACAGCTTACACTTCTATAGGCGAGGCTACGGGCGAAAATTATGTTGCTGGTGGACAAGTTGTAGCCGCCACAGTTTCTTCTCAGGTTACAAATTCCGGCAGTGTTGTCTATGTATCTTTTGCATCTCCAGCATGGACTGGGGCAATCACTGCTCGTGGGGCTTTAATTTATAAAGATGGAGCAAATGGCGCTATTTGTGTTTTGGACTTTGGTAACGACAAAACATCTACCAACACTTTCACCGTGACGATGCCTGCTAATACCAGCACATCTGCACTTATTCGACTTGTTTAAGGAGTAACCGTGTTCAACGATAAAATTAAATCACAAGACGTAGCTGCAAGCAGCTTGATTGCCGGTGGCTCCGCCGCTGAGAGCGCAAGCGCAACAGGCGTTTATAAAGTCCAGTGCCATGATGCACAGGGCAATTTGAAGTGGGAAGCTGATGCTCCTAATTTGGTGGTGAACGTCGGTCTGCAAGACATGAATTCCAAGTACTTCACAGGTAGCGCATACACTGCTGCTTGGTATTTGGGCTTGTATGGTGCGGGTTCTACCAACAACCCTGCGGCTGGTGACACAATGTCTTCCCATGCTGGCTGGACTGAGGTAACGGCTTATAGCCAATCTACCCGCCCCGCCTGCACATTCGGTACACCCACAACAGCTAACCCCTCAGTGGCTACAAACTCAGCCTCACCCGCAGCATTCAGCATCAACGCAACAACTACAGTTGGCGGCGCTTTCTTGACCAGCAACAGTACCAAGAGTGGTACAACAGGTACGTTGTATTCAGCAGCAGACTTTAGCTCCCCCGGTGATCGCTCGGTTGTTTCAGGTGACACATTGTCCGTAACTTATACACTCAGTTTGGCAGGTTAATCATGGCAACAACATTTAAAAAAGGCGATGTCGTTAAGGCTGTCGCAGTAATCCCCCAAGGCCCTGTTGCTGCTTTACGTATGGATGAGGACGGCAACGTCACTTATCTTGTTGAGTGGACTGATGTGGATGGTAATGTGCAGCAGCGCTGGTTTGAAGAGTCACAACTGACAGGAGCATGATAAATGGCCTTAGTCCTCGCAGACAGAGTCCGTGAAACCACCACAACTACAGGCACGGGTTCTGTAACGCTTGTTGGTGCGTACACAGGATTCCAAACATTTTCCGCCGGTGTTGGTAACGCCAACAGCACTTACTACACGATTGCCAATATTTCCACAGGTGAGTGGGAGGTTGGTATTGGTACTTATACATCTGCGGGTAATACGTTATCTCGCACAACTGTTTTATCCTCTAGCAACGCGGGTTCGTTGGTCAGTTTTGGCGCTGGCTCAAAAGACGTATTTGTAACCCAACCTGCTGAACGGGCTGTGTATGTAAACTCGGCAAATACACAAGTATCAGTACCACAATTGGCTGCTACAAGTATTACCAATTCGGGCCTGACATCAGGTCGTGTGGTGTATTCCACCACTGGGGGTCTTGAGACTGACTCTGCCAACTTGACTTTTAGTGGTACTGCGCTTGCGATCACTGGAACGCTGGGTGTAAGTAGCGGAATTTCGGCGCAGGGCGCATCTTCATACGGTGCGGCATTTGCACTTTCGGTTGGAAATGGCTACGCAATTGGCTGGGGCGCAAATGACTATGTGGCTGGAAATAGCTCTACCCATGTCGTAAACACCATTGCCAATGGAACAACAGTTGGTAGCTTCTCTTCCACTGGCCTTGCAGTCACTGGGACATTCAGTAGCACCCTTGATGCAACCATCTACGGCCTCACAGTAGGCCGTGGTGCAGGTGCTGTGTCCACCAACACTGCGGTGGGTGCTAGTGCTTTGGCGGCTAATACGACTGGTTCGCAAAATGCGGCATTTGGCTGGAATGCAGGATTGAATAACACAGGGACTTATTTAACTGCAATTGGCTCAAGGGCTTTAGCGGGGAATACTTCTGGGAACGCAAACACATCCGTTGGCACAGAATCTCTTTATTCCAACACCACAGCCTCTAACAACACTGCTGTGGGTTATCAGGCGGGTTATAGCAATACTACTGGTACTGCAAATTTATTTGCTGGAGACCAAGCTGGATATTCTGTAACAGGTTCAGGTAATACATTATTAGGTTCACAAGCTGGTGTAGCAATATCAACTGGAACTTATAATGTCAGCGTTGGATATAACTCAGGTTCAAGCAATGCTGGTCAAACGGGTACATATAATTCGATAGTTGGTACTTATGCTGGTTATAACAATAGAGGTTCTTATAACACAGCATTGGGTGGACAAGCTCTTCAGTCCAACACCACAGCATCTAACAACACAGCAGTAGGTTATCAGGCGGGGTACGCAGGTAACGCTGGAAACATTACAGCAGTAGGCTATCAGGCTCTTTACAGCACCACAACAGGCGGTGGTGGTTCAACGGCTGTGGGTCGTTTGGCAGGTTATTCAAACACTTCTGGCTACATTCAAGCGCTTGGTGAACAGGCGTTGTACTCCAACACAACTGGTCAATTTAATGATGGCTTTGGTTGGCAAGCTCTTTACAACAACACAACTGGTCAATACAACGTTGCACTGGGTGACAAGGCGCTTTACAGCAACACCACAGCCTCTAATAACACAGCAGTAGGTTATCAAGCGGCTTATACAAATACAGGGCCAAGCAACTCAGCTTTTGGTTATCAAGCTCTTTATAGCAATACTACCGCCGACAGCAATACTGCAATCGGTATGGCGTCTTTGTATTCCAACACCACTGGAACATACAACACCGCTTTAGGTCGTGCCGCCCTTACTTCCAACACCACAGCCTCAAACAACACTGCTGTAGGTTATCAGGCTTCATACGGCAATACCACAGCCTCATACAACACTGCTGTGGGGTATCAGGCTGGATATTCAAACACTACAGGTCAGCGTCAAACATTTATCGGCCTATCTGCAGGTTACACAAATACAACTTCAAGCTACTCAACTTACATTGGCGCATACTCTGGATATGGTCAGAGCGGTCAAAACAACGTGGCTATTGGTGATAGCGCAATGCAGGCTACGGGTTCTGGCACAGGCAATACCGCAATTGGTACTAGCGCCTTATTCTCTAACACTACAGCATCAAACAACACTGCTGTTGGTTATCAGGCGGGGCTTAGCAATACTACTGGTTACTCAAACACACTGATTGGACGAACCACAGGCTATAACATAACGACTGGCTATGACAATACGTTTATTGGCCAAGGTGCTGGCTACTCTGTAACTACAGGAAGTTTGAACACGTTTATCGGTTCAAATTCTGCAACGTACTCCAGCGGTCAAAACATGACCACGGGTTCCAAAAACTCCATCTTTGGTAACTTCAACGGCAACCAAGGTGGCTTAGACATTCGCACATCAAGCAACTACATCGTGCTGTCTGATGGGGATGGAAATCCAAGAATAACTTGTAACGCTACAGGTATTGGTTTCTACACACAAGCCGCACCAACATCTAAAGCCGCTGCTGCAACACTGACTGCCGCAGAAGTGCTTACTCAAATTCTAAATACTACTGGAACAACTTACACAGTAACAATGCCTTTAGGTTCTGATTTAGATACTGGAACAGGAGGTATGCCAACAGATACAGCATTCAAATTTACAGTTATCAATACTGCATCTGGGACAATCACAATGGCAGTCAATACTGGCATAACTTCTTTGGGCTCTCTGTCGATAACGACAGGCACTTCAGCTACTTACAAAATTAGAAAAACAGCCGCAAACACATTTATCATGTATCGAACTTAATCAAGGAGTTTAAAAATGGAAAATGAAATCACAGCAGAACAAATTGCACAGCACTACTCAGCCGCTATGGATAGCGTAAACCTCATTAATGCAGGTCAGCCAGAAGGCATGACTGATGTTGATTGGGCAGATTGCTTGTCACGCAACAAAGAGCATCTGGTCATCATGTTGGCTAAGGACTACTGGACAACAGAGAACCTTGAGCCATTGCGTACTGCATCAGCATAAGGGGTATTCACCGCTGCCCCATTTCAGCGGTGCTTTGGAGAGAAACATGAACGACAAGAAAATTGAACTGACCCTTGGCCTTGTAAATGCTGTTATGCAGTATTTGGGTACACGCCCTTATGCTGAAGTAGCTGACATGATCCAAGCTGTTCGAGAGCAAGCCATCCCCCAAGTGCCAATGCCTGAAGCCAAAGCTGAAGAAGTTGAGTAAGAATGCTTTTTGGAGAAGCGGCCTTTGCACAAACTTCGTATGCTGCGGTAGCGGGGAACTTATTCTCGTCCGACGTATCTGAAAACGCAACAGCCGCTGACTCCACATCTTCTTTAACAACCTTTGCTTGCGCCACAGCGGACACCAGCACAGCCACAGACGCAACCTCGTCCAACTTCCAAGTAAATTCCGCTGTATCTGACTCAGCCACCGCCACAGATAGCCCATCAGCCAACACCGTCTTTAACTCAACAACCAGCGACTCTGCAACAGCTACTGATGCAACGGCATCCAACGCAACCTTCCTGACCTCCACATCAGACACCGCCACTGCTACGGATTCAACCTCCAGCCTGCCAAACTATGCGGTAAACATTGCCGATACTGCCTCCGCAGCCGACCAAACCCAGTCTGGCGCTACATTCACGCCTCAAATCAACGAGACAGCCACAGCCACGGATGCAACGTCTTCCATATTTATCTTCTTGGTCTTTGTCGCGGAAAGCAGCACAAGCACAGACACGCCGTCTTCAAATACCACATTCCCCGTTGCAATCAGCGATACCGCGTCTGTTGCCGATACTACCTCCACCAGCCTTAGCGTTACCCCATCCGTATCTGAGGCAATAAGTGCAACCGACTCCGTAGCTACAGCCGCCAGTGTCATTGCCCAGATACAGGAAAACATTGCTGCTACAGATACCATCCTGCGCAGATTTCTCTGGGAACCCATAAATGACGATGAGGTGGCTGGCTGGACTGACATCTTGCAGCCGCAGACAATTGATAACATAATGACCTTTGGAGGGTCGTTCTTCGGTGACGCGGTTTTTGCGGCGAATTACACAATATATTTCAATCCGATTCCTGTTTCGTGGGCAACCATTAACGACGATCAAACAGCAGTTTGGGTAGATATTTTGCAACCAAAAGTAATTGATACGATAATGGCGTTTGGAAATTCGTTCTTTGGGGATGCTTCAGTTGCTGCGGATACCACGATATACCTCAACCCTCTTCCTGTTTCATGGACAGACATTGATGACACCCAAACAGCCAACTGGACAGAAGTTGTTCAATAAGGAAAAAACATGAGTACATATTCAAGTAACTTACGCGCAGAATTGATTGCCAACGGTGCGCAGGCTGGTACATGGGGCGATACGACCAATGGTAACTTAAGCTATGTTTTTGATACGGCTATTGCTGGGTATCAGACTGTAAGCGTCACAGCCGCAAGTCAAGCGCTTACTTACGTCAATGGGCCAACAGCAACCGTATCAGCAAACCAGTCCATATATGCCATGTTGCGGTTAACCACTACCACAGGCGCTGCATTTTCCGTCTATGCGCCACCAAACTCAAAAGCATACATCATATATAACAACAGCGGCTATACCGCTACGATCTACAACTCTACAGCAATTGGCAACACTACGGCTGCTGGTACAGGCATTGCGGTTATTAATGGCGCAAAGGTCATGATTTGGTCTGACGGAATAAACTTTTATGATGTTCAAGCTCAAAATTTAACAGGCCTACTCGCTATTGCCAACGGCGGTACGGGTCAAACCACAGCCAACGCCGCATTTAATGCACTAGCTCCAGTACAAACAAACACTGTTACGGCAGGCAGCTTTATTGTTGGTGCTACTTATACAATTTTGACTGTCGGTACTACCAACTTTGTTTCGATTGGTGCTTCTGCTAATACAGTAGGTGTCGTATTTACCGCTACAGGCGTTGGGTCTGGAACTGGTACTGCAACCACACCCTCCCCAAACAGGTACTTAAAGTCTGATGGGACAAACACTTCTTGGGATCAATTTAGTTTAGCAACAACCACAGTTACGGCAGGCAGCTTTGTTATTGGAACTACCTACACAATCTTGACGGTGGGTACAACCAGCTTCACCTCAATTGGGGCATCTGCCAATACTATTGGAGTTGTGTTTACTGCTACAGGAGCTGGATCTGGTACTGGCACAGCGTTTACAGCAGACTATGTTGGGTTGCTTCCTGTTACTTCAGGCGGAACTGGGGTTACAACTTCCACGGGTTCGGGCAATCTTGTACTGTCTACAAGCCCAACTTTAACAACCCCAACCCTAACAACCCCGACACTTAATTATCCAACGCTTAATTACTTTACGCTTGGAACATATGGAAACACTAAAGCTCTATTTAATACAACAACTGTTACGGCATCGGCTCCTCCTGCGACAACAAATTTTGATATAGCTACGCAAGCAGTTCAATATTACACTTCCAACGCCACAGCAAATTTCACTTTGAATTTTAGAGGTAGTGCTACAGCTACCGTGAATGCAGGTAGTTTTGTGATTGGAACAAATTACACAATTGTTTCAATTGGTACTACCGACTTTACATTAGTTGGTGCTTCTTCAAATACAGTAGGTGTAATATTTACCGCTACAGGCGCAGGCGCTGGTTCTGGCACGGCAACAACAGGTACTTTAAACAGCATACTGTCAACAGGACAAACAGTAAATTGCTCATTGCTTGTAACAAATGGAGCAGCTTCAACGGTTACAGCCGGAAGTTTTGTATCCACTGCTAGATATGTAATTGCTTCTGTAGGTACAACAGATTTCACATTAATTGGGGCAGCATCTAATAATGTTGGTGTGATTTTTACAGCAACAGGAGCTGGATCTGGTACAGGTACTGCAACAACAACCGGATTTTATCCAAAAACCATTCAAATTGATGGAACCACAGTAACCCCAACTTGGCAAGGAGGCCCTCCTTTAGCTGGCAATATAAGCAGTGTTGATGCGTACGCATTTTCAATAGTTAAAACAGCAAATTTAACTTACACTGTTTTGGCATCCGCAACTACTTCAAGTATTACACCTATTGCAAATGGCGGTACAGGTGCTACAACTGCAACCACCGCAGCAATAGCTTTGGGTGTTCCGGGGTATAACCAAACTTGGCAAACACCAAGTCGCTCCAGCGGCACAACATACACAAACTCAACTTCAGCGCCAATTACGGTTAATCTTTCTGGCAGTAGCTATGGATTGAACGTAACTGTTGGTGGAGTTGGCTTGGGAGGCCCGGGCTTTCAGGGTAATTATTATCCGTACTCAACAACATTTATTGTGCCTGTTGGCGTATCTTACGTCGTTAACATCAACGTTGGTGGTATGGCGTGGAGTGAACTTCGTTAAGGATTAAAATGAAACATTACAAAGACTCTCAAAACACGCTTTACGCATATGAGTTAGATGGCTCGCAAGACCATTTAATTCCGTCAGACTTTGTACTCATTACAGACGCCGAAGCGGAAGTAATTCGTGAGGAACAAAGACTAGCGCGGGTTGCTGCATTTGGCTACCAAGAAAAGCGTTTAATGGAATACCCCAGTTTTGCGGATCAGTTTGATTTGCTATATCACGGTGGATATGACGCATGGAAAGCGGCAATCCAGATAGTCAAAGATAAGTACCCCAAGGTGTAAGACATTGATCCTCTCAGCATTCTTTTTGCCGCCAACGCCTGTGTCTCTGCTATCAAGCAGGGATGCAAGCTGTACAAAGACGCTAAAACGTCTTTCATGGAGATCAAAAAGACTGTTGATGAGGTTGCTTCAGATGTCAAAGCAGTCAGAGGATTCTGGGCAAGGCTCTTCGGAACAGCGCCAGCC